AGAACCTCTGCTACAGCAGAGCACGTGGCGCATGTTTGACGAGTTGGAAAAGAATCCAATGCCCAATCTTGAACTAAACATTAATTCAAACTTTGGAGTCAAGCCCATACTGATAGAACGCTTTGCGGACAAGGTTAATAGCCTTGTAGAAAAAGGTTGCATCAAGGACTTCAAGGTATTCACTAGCATGGACACGTGGGGACCACAGGCAGAATACATACGCACCGGATTGGACACGGAATTATGGGAAAGAAATTTTGATACCTACATGACAAAAACCAAGATGCCATTAACGTTCATGGTTACTTTCAATATCCTTACTGTAACTAATTTTCATAAACTACTAGAGAAGTTTCTACATTGGCGCAAGAAGTATAATGGTGACAATCAAACCAAATGGCAACGTATTAGATTTGACACACCATATTTGAAAGAACCTCTACAGTATGACATGAACATACTGCCCAAGGAAGAATTCATGCCCTACATGGAAGGACATCTACAATTTATTAAGGATAACATGGATGATTTTGACAGGAACAAGTTCAGTGTGTTGGAATATGAAAAGTTTCGCAGAGTTGTGGACTACATGAAAACAACCAACTACGCAGGCGAGCGTGTTGCTGAAGGTAGAAAGGACTTTTACAATTGGTTTACCGAGTATGACAGAAGAAGAAACTTGGACTTCGTAAAAACATTCCCCGAACTGGAGAAATTTTATCGTGACTGTGCCAACTAAGACATTCTGCATACTGCCCTGGATTCATTTATATTCAAATCCAGATGGAACGGTATTGCCCTGCTGCGTTGGAGATTGGCAACAGTCAATGGGCAATGTGCAGGATGGTAAATTGGAAACTGTATTCAACAATGAAAGTTTCAAGACAATGCGCAGAAACATGCTGGCAGGAAAAAAATGCAGCCAGTGCACCGCATGCTATCGAGATGAAGATGCTGGCAACAGCAGTTTTCGCAAGCATAGTAACGAGCAGTTTGCAAAGTATATTGACGATGCAGTAAAGAATACTAACCCAGATGGCACAGTTGATGATTTTAAACTGAGATATCTAGACGTAAGGTGGAGCAACATCTGTAACTTTAAGTGCCGTTCGTGTGGTCCGCTTTACTCGAGCAGTTGGGCGCAGGAGCATGGCAGCGAAAAAATCTTTACCTATGCTGGCGGAGCAAACAATGATGAACTATACAAACAGTTTGAACCACACTTTGACACCATAGAGGAGTTTTACTTTGCCGGGGGCGAGCCTCTCCTCACTGACAAGCACTATGACATACTTGAATATCTAATTGAACACGGCAGGACTGACGTAAAACTAAGATACAACACCAACATGAGCGTGTTGAAATACAAGGACAAGAATGTGTTGGACATGTGGAAACAATTTTCTAACGTATACATAGGCGCAAGCCTTGACAGTTGGGGTCCGCGTGCAGAATATATTAGACACGGAACCGACTGGAGCGTGATTGAAAGCAATCTAAGGAAGATTAGGCAAGAAGCACCACACATACATCTACAAACTAACACGGTTGTGTCCATACTTAACATAAAAACGCTCACGGAGTTCATAGACTACATGCTGGAAAGTGGACTAGTAGACGAAAAAAATTATAATCCTCATTTTTATAATGTTATGAATCCTGAATTCCTAAGCCTGCAATTGCTTACGGATGAGGAAAACAGAGAAATTGTTATGCATCTGGAACAGTATGCAAGGAAAAAGGGTGGCAACATCAAGCAGGCACTACAAACAGTTATAAACGGACTAAAGACAACCAAACACAATCCGGATCTAGTATACAAATTCAAGATAACAATCGATCACCACGATAGAAAACGTAAGGAAGACGGTCCTCTTACGTTTCCTGAACTGGAGGAGTTAATGGAAGAATGAAAATCTACTTTGACACACTGCAAAATAACGACTCCAATCAGAACCAACTAGCCTCAAACGGTAAAAATGACTATTGGTTAGTAGCACCTGGTGCGCCCATAAAACAAAAGTGTATTCAAATGCAGTATGATGTTGTTGGGTTGACGGATGTTAACGAAAAAGGTATATATTTCGTGGACGTGAGAGGAGATCCCAATTGGTGGGCAGGTGTTTTAACAAACAAAGGCGTTCCTCACACGCACATACTGCATTGCTTAACCGAGGAAATAAGAAAACTAGCCAAGGAAAAGAAGATTAGGATAGTAATCAATGCGGATAGAGAAGGTGGCCCAATGGTTACAGAACACTGGGATTGCTTTTTATCCACGCATACCGCAATAGTTGAACTTGGATTGCCCAAGGACAGCGTTTTAATACTACAAGGCAACAAGAAGATAGAGAGTCAGTATCGCAGATGGCTAAAAGCCAAGGGTGTGAATAGGTTATATGATGTAATGTATAGCAATCACTTCGGAAACATATTCGGAGATGATAAATTACCAACTGCTCCTGTCATAAAATATGCTATGGCAAATCCTGCCAGCAAGGATTATAACAGCCTTAATAGAGTTTATCGTCCGCAAAGAGGTGCGCACCTATATAGATTGATGAAGGATGGAGTATTAGATAAAGGTATAGTAAGTGGCAATGAAATAAGACTAAGAGATAGAGAAACAGAAAGCCTAGTTGGAGATTATTCGGACATAGCCAAGGAGTTTCCTAAGTTTATAGATGGCGACTGGAGCAAGATAAATGCTGCTAATCAGTACAATGTTGACATTTACAAGAACAGCCTATTAAGCGTAATCACGGAAACCATATTCCTACACGATGTTGCATTCATCACGGAAAAAATATTCAAACCCATCACTATGGGTCATCCACTCATACTGTTTGCTAGCCAGGGAACTATAAGATGCATGGAGGATATGGGTTTTAGAACGGACTGGTGCGGTATAGATCCTGCATACAATGACATAGAAGACAATGTGGAACGTTTTAATGCCACACAGAATATACTTAATGACTGGATAGCACTCGCACAGGAAGAAAAGATAGCAAGGCTAGAAAAAAGCATGGACACTATACAGCACAATTTTGATCTAATAAGGCGTAGTGACTTCTATGCGGATGCAATTAGAGAAGCAGTTGCCAGAACGGAGAAGTATTATGAAACCGTTTAATGAATACAAGAGATTCTTTGCGTTTGGTTGCAGCCTAACAAACTACAACTGGCCCACATGGGCTGACATAATAGCAACCGAAGTTCCAGAGTATTACAACTATGGACAGAGTGGCGGCGGCAATCTATTCATAGCCAACAGCATTGTGGAAGCAAACCTTACCCACAAATTTACGGAAGATGATTTGGTTATCGTTATGTGGAGCAGCGTTAGCAGGGAGGATAGATATAAGAACAACAGATGGGAAACGCCAGGTAACATCTACACCCAGGGCGTGATAGACATGGAGTTTGTTTATAAGTGGAGTGATGATAGATTTTACCTAATGAGAGATCTAGGGTTGGTTGAACAGACCAGAGTTTATCTTAATAACTTACCCTGTGACTCGGACATGTTAAAGATGGTGGACTTTGAGGAAACAAAAATGTCTGATAATATAAAAGGAAATCATCTTGAAGACATATTAAAACTATATTCATCAACGCTTGAATGCGTAAAACCCGCAGTGGTTGATGTTGTGTATGACGGCGTATGGCCCCAAACACCGATCAAGGGTTGGGGAGGCAAGGGTCAGACAGCAGACTATCATCCCACTCCACTGGGCTATCTTAAATATCTTGAAAAGTTTTATCCTGTTACTGATGGCATGAGAAGTTATGCACAGGAATATGAGCAGAAAGTATTGGAGTGTAAGACACTGGATGATACACTTAAATTCTGGACACCAAGCGGAGTGAGTAGATTATAATGCCCTGCATAAACAAAGACAACTTATTATACGTAAAGACATACAGCCTTCACGACAAGGAAGTTGTAAAAATAGAACCTAACGTTGGCTACTATGCGAAGGAAAAGTTTGAAGGTGATTTTTTCTACATACAGTTTTCCAATGCTGAAAGTTTTAGCATGTTTGCTATAGATACTCTGGTTCCTCAAGATATACTGGAACAAGTCAGAGCAGGTAAAGTTTTTCTCGTGCTTGACAACGGACTGGAACACTTTTATGAATGTGCGGATGCAATATATAGAGATGTAGTAATCAAGCATAACATACCTGCTGAACAAATCATATTCCTTTCGGCAGTACCAACAATGCATGAGCATGTAAAAAATCTAGCATCAAGACTACAGTTGCCCGAGATAAAGGTTGATTGGTTTAGCCTTTTTGAGGCAACGGGCAAGGATGCAGGAAGGCACGGAGTAGTTGCCCTGCCAAAGAAAAAGAGATACACTAAAAAGTTTCTAAATCTAAACAGGCGCTGGAGACTGCATCGTCCATTGCTTATCACTCTGTTAAAATCAAAAAATTTATTAGATCAAGGACACATAAGTTTTGCACCAAGCGATGATGGACAGGACTGGAATACGGTGTATCCAAAATTAGAAAATATGTATGCCCATCATGCCGAGATAAGCAATATACTAAAAAAACATTCGGATGTAAAAAAATTACCTGCAATGTATTTGGACACTGAGGATCTTGTAACCAACAGGGCGATGCACGAAAATTCCATAGAGTATTACTATATGGAAACTTATTTTAGCATAGTCAATGAAACAACCTACCATGAGAACACTCCTTTTCTAAGCGAAAAAATTTTTAAGACCATAGCAATGGGACATCCATTTATAATGGTTACTGCACCAAACAGTCTACAGTATTTGAAGGAACTTGGTTATAAAACATATGAACCATTCATAGACGAATCATATGATAGCATAGAGGATCCGGGAGATAGAATTCTTGCTATTTTGGATGAAGTTGAAAGGCTTTGCTCTATGTCCGAAAAGGTTCTCCGTAAGCAATGGTTACCAAATGTTAGAACCATTGCAGCACATAATAGGAAATTATTAATGAATAATTATTCGCTGGATTTGAGCCAGCCCATGAACTACTAGCACCGTTTTAAGGCGTCTTAAACGCATTTTAAGCGTCATACAGCGGTGTTATTAGGTGCAGTGCTATAGTTGAACCCTAGCGTAAAAACCACCTTTAAAAGGCGTTACATTAAGGAAAATTAAATACACATATGCAACAGCAAATGAAACTCAAAATAAATTATTGGCCCATTCTTAGGACTCCAAATGTAAGCCAAAATAGCCTTGATGGTAACAATAATGACCAAATTATTGTCAAACTGAACAGTGAACAGATTTGTAATTTTAGATTGGAAAAGGTTAATATTCCATCAAACATATACGGGCATGAAGAAATTATAGATATAGATTTTGACTTAAAATCTTCAAACAAATTCCAAATTAGTAATATCCAAAAGTGGGAACCTACTGGAGAAAGCATAGAATTAAAATGTGACATTGTCTTTACCCCTATTAAATTCGTAACTGAACCACACACATACACGGAGTGGGAGTTTGATTTTAAGTATGATCTAACTGATTTACCTTCACATGAATTAGAAAAGTTTAATGAAAATTTTGAAATAAATGAAGAATGGTTTCATTTAAAATTATTTGGAAAAGCATTACTATATAATCAAAAATTAATTCCCGGACACTGCTTCCATGTTAAGGATAATTTTACATGGAGATGTTCTGATGACGATGAATTACAAATGCCTTTAATTTTTGAGTTTGAAGAGTTTGGTAATGTAATAGAATATCCAGCAATTAAATTTATACAAGGTTTAAGGTTTACAATATATAAGGAATAGAAATGAAAATTGGATTTATAGGTTTAGGAAAATTAGGACTACCTTGTGCAGAAGTGGTAGCAGAAAAAGGTCATGATGTAACTGGATATGACATAATAGATGTCCAGACTAACAAGGTCCAATTTAAGACTACTATAGAAGAATGCGTTAGGGATAGAGAAATTGTTTTCGTTGCTGTTCCTACCCCACACGATCCTGCATATGATGGCAGGGCACCAACGGCTCATCTAGAACCAAAGGATTTTTCATACGATATAGTTCACAGCGTTCTCAAGGAAGCAAATGAATACATGAACAAGGATCAATTGCTTGTTCTTATATCAACAGTATTACCAGGAACTGTACGCAGAGAATTCATACAGCACATCACGAATCCAAGATTCGTTTATAATCCTTATCTTATAGCAATGGGAACTGTGGCTTGGGACATGGTAAATCCAGACATTGTTATGATTGGAACAGAAGATGGTAGCACAACGGGTGATGCCAAACAACTCGTAGACTTTTACAAAACCATAATGGAAAATAATCCCAACTATGAAATTGGAACCTGGGATGAGTGCGAGTGTATCAAGGTATTCTACAACACATTCATTTCAACCAAGATCGGATTGGTAAATATGATGCAAGACGTCGCTGAACGACAAGGCAACATTAACGTTGATGTTGTTACTAGAGCATTAGCAAACTGCGAAAAGAGAATTACTAGTTCGGCATACATGAAAGCAGGTATGGGCGATGGAGGAGGATGCCATCCAAGAGATAATATTGCACTCCGCTTCATGGCAGATAAGTTAGGATTAGGTTATGACTTATTTGACGCCGTAATGAACGCCAGAGAAAAGCAAGCCAAGAACATGGCTGAAAAACTTGTGGAACTTGCAAAAGAACATGACATGCCTATACTATTGAATGGTGTTGCATACAAGCCAGGAGTTCCGTATCAGGACGGTAGTTACAGTCTATTAGTTGGACACTATTGCCACGAACTAGGACGGGGTCCTATGACAATTGATCCAGCAATTGATTTGGGCGGTGGAATGGAATTTCGAGCAGTAGTTCTTCTTGCTCATCCTAATCTTTATGTTAAGTTAAGTGACGATAGTGTTGTAGTAGATCCTTGGAGACAGTATACTTCTGATAAACATACTGTTATACATTATGGAAATACTAGAGAATCTTCTTAGTTTTTTTCTTAATATCGTTTTTTAATAATTCGACATCGATTTTAAAATCTAAGTTTTTAATTGTATCTTTATATTCGGAAAGTGTATCTAATAATTTTTTAGCAATCTTATTAGGATCTTCTGTTTTTAGTTGATCCTTTATATTAATTTCCCAGATGCGTCCATCTGTAAATTCTATAATCATTTTATCGACGTAAGCGACCGGCATGGTGTCCATGTATAAATCCTTGAACACCTCCGGCCACTCTTCGACTAAATGTTTCGGCGGTTTAAAATAATGCCTATGCACTTACTAGGCTTCTGCTTTTTCTTTTGAAGAAGTTTTCTTCTTCGTAGGAACTAGTTCCTCTGCTTCCTTGCGTAGGCGTTGTGCTTCCTTAAACATAGCATCTGCCTGGCTACGCAATGACTTTGCTAAGTCCTCATCAGAAAGTGCTCCATCTGTTGATGCAGGAGCAGCAACTGGTTCTTGACTTGGAACAGAGTCTGTAGGAGTGTCACCAACAGGCTCACCTGCCTTGGGTGCACCGCTAACAAATGTGTATAGTTCATCTACTTGAACTCCTCTCTGTTCTGCGATAAGAACATTTAAGTCTGATAAAGGAATTTCGCTAACAGGAGTAGGTGTCATTATCACTGTATCCGTTGCTACCTTCTTCATTCTATTTTCTGCTTCAACGGCTCTCAACATATTTCTACCATCTGGAAATGCTCTAGTAAACATGATTTCGCCTAGTTCGTTTGACTGCTGTCCTTGGTCTGAATCAATTACTGCCATTAAGGAATTATGCATGTCGTCCTTTAGAGTTGCTGTCGGCAATACTAGTGCCATGTTTGATTCACCTGGAACGGTTCTAAACACCACGGCAACCTTTTCACCGGTGTTAACCATTTTACCTACGTGTTTTGTTTCTTTAGCCATTGTTATTTCCTTGTGATTGTTGTTCTTGTTGTTGCTTTGTAACATGTTCTAAAAATGTTGACAACTTGTTATACGTTTTACCAACTGCTTCTAATTCATTTGCTTTGAATGCACCTCTAGTGGTTGCAATATCAATAATGCTTTTTACTGCATTTAGATCATTAATGTTTAAATCAGGTGCAGGTGGTGGTGTATCTGCTCCTGGAGTTGGAACTGGTCCGCTCGCTGGTGCTCCGGATGCAGTTTCTTTTTTAGGTGCTTCTGCTTCTGCAGGAGCATTTGCATTTTTATTTTCTTCCGCCATTTAGTTTCTCCTTAGGTATGGACAAGCCAACATAAAGTATGTAAGCTCTTTTTCTTCTTCAAATCCAACAAATGTTGAAGTTTGAAATTTATCTTCATTTGTTAAGGTAGGATATGTGACTACACAAAATCTACCTGACAATTTAGACCTTATCCAATTCGTAATATTATTATCTATTCTTTCTCCTTGTGCAATCTTAGTCTTGCAAAAGTGAGGAGGCAACGTTTTTAATTGCCTAGAATTAAGAACATCAAGTGGATTAAGTTCTAACATATCTTTAATATTTATAAACTGCTACTATAACTCTGCTGATTCTTGGCTCAGTCTTTTTGACAGAGCCTTGTTATATCCTAATTTTTGGACATCACCGCTAAAAAGATAGAGTTCAAATGCAGCCTTTTCCTTTAATACAGTTATTGATCTCTTAGTTATATAATACGGCGAATCTATGAATTTGTCAAGCCATAAAAGTATTTGTGGAGTTATTTTAAAGTCTTTTGGAAAGTCTACCTTGTAAGTTTTTATTTTGGATTTAAGCTCAATAAATTTTATGGCAAAATCTGTCAATCTTAAACCACCATCGTCCTTACTGCGAACATTCCACCACCACTCTACTCTTCTGTTTTTGATTTCATCATCAGAAATGTCTAGATTGGCTGCTTTTAGAAAAATTCTCGTGTAGTTGTCTTTAACGTCCATTCCACTAGTCTTTATCTCCTGTGGTAAGTTTGTATACCGAAAAGTCATTTGTGTTAAAGAGTTTGTTGAGTTTTTTGGCTAGGTTTCGAGCATGTCCTGGATTAGAAAATGATACCTTCTTATATTTAGGACCAGGATAACTAGAAACAGCACTTCCGCTTTTTAAATTAAAAGGTTTGTTTTGATAAAATACAGCCCAGATGGCTTCACTCTCAAGGATCTGTTCTACTTTATAGGTTTCTCGATTGGTATGTTCGAGTATTATTGTTGGTTTTGGTCTGCTCATATACGTATTAATTCCTAGTTAACTACGTATATATTTATCCTTTTTAGAAGGATCCTCCATCAAACTTTACATCAACTTCGTTAGCAGATTTGTTTATTTCTTTTAGCAAAGTGTGTATTTCTGCCACTGTAGACCCTAATTTTGTGGTTAGTAGTGCTAGTTCTGTTGTAAGTGCTCTAGCCTCTTCTATGCTCATTCGTATCTCACGCTGCTGTGTTTTTTCTGCCGATGACACTCTTTGCATTAGTTTTTGTACTGTTGCTAGAGTTGTTGGAATATTATTTGTTGACACGAGATAGTACCTGTTTCATTTCCAAATCAGTCTTAAATGGACCTTGATATTCATAACGCTGTAGGGTAATTAGTTTAGGACAGAAACTCTTTACCCAGCCCTTTTCAAATCTAATTGTATAGTATCCTGCGCAGTACAAACTCTTTGAATCCTTGCTCTTTGTAAAAAGTGGAAGTTTCTTTTGTATATCATACATTGCATTGTGCGGAATTGTGCTGGTTGAAAATCCATGTACTTCTTTCGGATTTGAATCATCTGCTTCCTTAATAATTTTAGCAATAAAGAAGTTTTCACCAAACTCTTTTGTAATGCTTTTTTTATTATGATAAACTTTGATTCCTTGTTCATTTGAAAAAATAAATTGCGACATTTCATTTTTTCTAAGGGTTCCGACACGAACGCCTTCATCTTCCACAATCCAAAATTTTTCTTCAATAATGGGTTTTGCTTTTATGTATGTCATATTGTATACCTCGCATTTAATGGCTCTGCATATGCCTGAGCCTGATCGGAAATTTTCTTTAAATCATATAAATGACAGAATTTCATTAGTCTAATACCAACCTGACTAATATTCTTATCTGCTGTTGTTGCAGTTTCAATTGTATTTTTAATAATATCTTTTATCTCTTTTGGTTGTGCTGAAAGATCAATAAGCGTTCTATTTCGTTCATAGTCTTCAAGAACACGATGCTCAACACCATTATGATCAGTCCAGCGTTGTAACATTAAGTTGTTCCAATTAAATCCTTTTGTTTGTCTATCTGCAAACGCTTCAACTAGTCCTACCTTGTTCTTTGTACCTTTCTTACGTACACCCGGATACGCAGAGAACACATTGTCACTTGTGTCGCCACGCATACATTTTTCAAACAACATCCATTCTGGATCCACTTCCTTAGGCTGTTTAGTTTTCTTGTCAATCACTAGTTCGCCTTTCTTGTCAAAGAAACCTTCGTGTGTTGTTGTTACTTCTTGCACACCGTTATACAATCTTACATTCGGTGCAACCAACTGTTGGAAATCAGTGTCCGTACTAATAACCACGTGTTCACTATCTGGATGCTGTTGTATCCAACCTGCAATCAAATCATCTGCTTCTAGTTGTGGGTGTTGTAACACAGTACAATTAGTTTTTTCACTCACAAATTCTTTGAACGTATCAAATGCTTCCCAGAATACAGTTTCTTCATCTTGCTGTTTTTCTGTAAGAGCATCTCTAGCATCCTGCCTATTACGCTTGTAAGGCTCATAGTGATCCTTGCGCCAACTGCGTCCTTCCAAACAGAACACAACGTGTGTTCCATTAAAATCCTGCCAAGCCTTCTTAATGCTGTTTAGTGTGATATGAAAAGCCATACCTAACTTAATATCAGCATCTCCATTTATTACATGCCTCGCACGAAAGAACGTGTTCGCAGTATCTACTATTATATGACACATTTTACTCATTTTGCCTTTTTAATTACATCTGGATCTATACTTCCAGTGTCTAGTGGTCCTCCATAGTCACCATCGACTACAACGTTTGCACAAAGTTCACGGAACCAACGATCAACAATTTCTTCATCCTTATCGCCATCAACTCCATAACCCTGTTGTTTTAATTGTACTATAAAATGTTCATTCCAGTCAAGTTCAAAAAAGCCATTTCGGACATTTTCCTTGTTTACGTGTGTGTTTAGCACACCCACCCAAGGTTCCTTTTTCATCGTTGCCTTTTCTTTTTCGGTCAGTCCAGGCTTAGATTCTTCTGGTTCCTGTTGCTTTTTAGCAAACAGTTTTTTTATAAAGTCCATATTCATTCCTTATGTTCCGATAGCATTACCAAACAAGTATACGTGTACTCTTGCGGCTACATTGTATCCTCTTTGAAATGCCATCTTTGCAACAGCACCTGCTGTTGCTGTTTGTTCTTCTTCTCTAGCACCAACAGGCATAACCCATACAGGATAATCAACCTCTTGTGCCTTAAACTGTGAGATAACTTCTTCCATTTCATCCCACTGCTGTTGTTCGGAACCAACAACAAATTTAAGTTGTCCTCTGTCAGACAACCAAAAATATTCTGCTACTGTCTCAGGCTTAATTGCTTTCTTTGCCTTTTCACCTGCTACACTCCATAGTTTAGGAGATACACTAAAGAACAATTCAATATCTTTATCTGCTTCTTTAGTCCAATAGTCTTTAAATTCTTGTGTTAGTGCTTGTGTTCCATTAGTTTCAAATGTAACACTGGCTGGCATATTATTCATGCGTTTAAACTCTCGCATGATACCAATGAATGCTTCTTGTCCATGCTTCATCAAAGGCTCACCGCCTGTTACACAGAAGTGCTGTCTTTGTCCTGTCACAGGATGTAAAAACAAACCTTCTGGATTACTGTCTGTCTTGATAGTATCAATAATCTGTTGTGCTAGTTCTACAGCAGTCTTTTGTCCCATTAGATGCTTAAACTTCTTTGACCAAGTGTAACTGCTATCACAACCTTTATCCCATACAGGTAAGTCCTCAACACGCTTCACGGTGCTTGTGTCAAATTTTTCAAATGGCAAATCATAAGTGTCAGGATTGGTAGGATCAATCTGTCCAAAGCCATTACACTGTAGATTACATAAGAAAAAACGTATCCAAGCAGTGGGCACACCTGTGTAGTGTCCTTCACCTTGAATGCTGTGAAAGATTTCGCTGTAATAGTATTTCTTGTCAGTTGCTATCGTCATTGTGTTTATTATACGCTTTCTCTTGCTCGTTGTCAACCTTTTTAGACAGCGAAAACGTGCCATTAAAGTTGTCACTCCAAACCAAATCATCGCCAATATCCCAGCCCATTTGGTTCAATAGTTCTGTGGGTAAGGGAAGAACCAGATCACCAGTGTCCGGATCTTCCTCGACTTTTACTGTGTGTTTCAAAACCTTCTCCTTAGAAATACTTTTCAAGGACTTCTAACTGATCATGATATTCTGCAATAATCTTTAATTCCTTTTCGATTGCTTCCAAAATATCAGGATGCTCGCCAACGCCTGCCGCATTCTTAAGATACACTTCGACGTTCATTGCGTGTTTTGCAATGTGTCCTTTGGCGTGTTCTTTGATTGCTTCAATTGCGTTTTCGCGATTGTATTCTCTACCTAGTGCCATTGTTTTCTCCTTTTAACATCCAGAACTGCCGTATACAACATCTTCAATGTCTAGTTGTAATGGGTCAGTTTCATTCTTTTTATAATTTCCCTTTTCGGGTATCACGTGGCGAACACCGCCTCGTGGATCTTCCATATCGCCAGTTCGGCGAGGAATTAGGTGAACGTGCGACCACATGACTGTCTGTCCTGCGGCTTCGCCGATGTTCTGTCCAATATTATAGGCATCGCAATATCCCTTTTGGATCCAATCATAGCCCCATGCATAAGCAGCCTTATAGCATTTTGCTAGATGTTCCCAATCTTCTACCTTGGGCACAAACAGAATGTGTCCTTCGGTAACAGGATAGCCATCCTTAAAAACCGTAAATTCTTTTGTGTCAATTAATACGTCCGTCCAAGGAACGTCCTTAAATTCCATTACTCTACCTCAATCTCCGCAATGTGTTCATCAAATTCCTCAAAACCATACCATGCCTTGAAGTCCTCTGCAAAATCCTCATCCTTCTTTGCCCAAGTCCAAATAGCGTCCTGCTGATCCTGAGGAAGGTTATTAAAGTCTGCTCGGAAGTAGCCAGCCTGTTCGTATGATGCTTCCTCACGCATTTCTTCTGCACGACCCCAATCTTCCTCATCATCACTATCACCCAGTTCGTCAGCCTCAACCCAACTATCCCAAGCCATTGAGTGTGCTTCTTCATTTAGATTGCTAATGATGCTATAAGCCTCATCCTTAGTCATTGTCATTCATATACTCCTTCTTGTACCATTCTGCAAAATCTGGATTGTCATTAAAAATTGCAACTATATCTGCTGTAGGAACTTGCTCTGTTTTAATACATGTTGCTAGTGATTCCCAATCTTCTTTTTTGTATTTTACTGTTACTGCCATTAAAACCCCCTACCTCTGTTTATTTGATATACCCTAGGACCTGGTGTTGTAAACTCAAATCCCATTTTGTTACCAACATAGACTCTTCCATTATATTCCATGTGAATCTTGTTTGTTGCTAACCAAATATCTAAAAACTGTTTTTCTTCAAATCTTTCAACTTCTGCTTCTGCTACTTTGTCATTGTCAGTGCAGGTTACTGTGCAGGTTTTGTCGTATTCTGTTGGCATTAGTATTCTCCTACATTTTCCCAAGGATAAACCAACCAACAGTCTTCCTCAGCCTTGTTAACTTCATCACAGTAGTATGACACACCGTCAAATTCACTTGATAAATTTTCTGTTAATACTGCGAAGCGAACATTGTCGCCCCAAATTTGATCCCACACGGGCGAGTTAGGTAGGCAACTGCTACGCCAATCTTCTTTGATCCAATTAAATGTTGCACCTGTGTCATTGATATCATCTATAATTAAAATATTTTTGCCTTCTGGATTGTGTTTAAACTGTCCCATCTCTGGAGCATAATTGCCATCTTCATCATAACCATAGGCATCCTCACTCATCCAGGCATTAGACTCGCTGCCATGTCCGCTGTCATCACGCAAACTAACCTTGAGTGCTTCACAGCGTATACCAGTCATGTTTGAAATGATTGTTGCGGGAACATTACCGCCACGTGTAATGCCTACAATGTAGTCTGGTTTCCAGTTATCCTTATACATCTGTGTGACAATATTTACACACATTTTCTCCACGTCCTGCCAGGAGTAGTAAACTTTTTTAACCATTTTGTGCCTCCAGCGAAAAATCAATTTTCTTTATATTTGCCCAACGAAAACTTCTCCAACCTTTGGCGTTTACATCCCACACATTACATACTTTGTCGCTATCTACTTCACGAACTTTTTTCTTACTAAGTTCGTCTGTTTTTGTTGGCGGAGGAATAATACCTTCTTGCAATGTGCAAGTCATTATTCTTTCATCCCCATTTACTTTAGAAAAGGTAACAACAACTTCTTGTTCTTTCAGTAAAGTTCGTAACCAATCTTTACTTTCTTGTGTTTCAAACTCTTTATGTGTTTCTTGCATCTAAATATTCCTCATTGTGTATCCACTTGTAGCCTCGTTCTTCAATGGTATCTCCACTGTTCCAAGGAAGGAAGCCCCATTCCTTCTTTTTCTTGCCCATGAAGAATAAACTCCAACATGGAATCTCGTTGCCGTTTTCATCTTTCTCAAGTTCTAGCCAATGCAAATCATCTGCTGAACGCATACGGAAATGTCCTGGCCCCCGCCATACTCTTGTGGTTCCGACTACACCACCTGTAGTTTCGTTCTTGAGAGGAATGTGTTCCCAGTATCCGCCCTTTAGGATAAGTGTTGCATAGTTCCAGGGATGATCGTGTAGCACGGGCTCATCACCTATCATTACCTTGTGTAGTGTAATGTTAAATGGAAAACGCTTTCTGTCCTTTAAAAAAACGTAATAACGATCAAGATAAGGAATCTTGCCGTCTCTATCGTATATGGTTCGCTTGCGTCCCAGTTTATCAAGCAGTTTCAACAACATCTATGCCTCTTTCTTTTAAATAGCGTTTCAGTTCTTTATCAGTTGGCTGAACACCATAGTTTTGTTTGAAAAATATCTCGTAACTGTCACTGCCGTATTTTCCAATTCCATATAACATAGTAGCATCATTTCCGTCCCATGTCAAGTACTGTTTTGACATGTTTCTTAGTGCTTTTTCACGCCTATTATAAAAACCCAATTCTCTTATTACATCTATTACTTCTTGCGTGGTGCTTTTTAGGAACTTTCGTGGAGTATTCCATTTGGCGAGGAAGTTTGGAAGCACCCTCTTTACCTGCACTCTATCAGTTTGATTAAGCATGATTACACCAACCATGTGCTGCCATGCTCCGTCAATCTGTTGTTGCACCATTAGATCCTCAGAGAGGACGGTTCCAGGGATGAACTTTTTCATAGATTTCTTTCACTCTCTTATTATACTCGTCTTCATTAACTGCAAGATTGTTTAGGTGCTGTTTCCAAATCCTTTTCATATCTTCCGATATGTTTGGATCAGCAAGAACAAGTTTTAGTGAATTGCTACGCTTCTGCTGTAGTTCTTCCGAATAAGGACCCATAGTCTATTCCTTTCATTGGACAATGCTTTCTACTAAGCCTTACCTTGTGAGGAGTAAGGTTATGCAGTTCGGTCATGTCAATTAGTTTCACACCACGCAAATTATACATCAGTGCTTCGTTGGGTGTTAGAATCTTGATGTCCTTCTGCGTCTTCTGTGGTTGAACGGCATACACCCTTTCCTCATTAAGGTTCATTATACTAACTCCTCTGCAATGCCCAGTATCTCAGCCGCAGCAAGAGCGAGGGCAAGTAATACTATTGAACCTGTATAGACTGCAACCAAACAACCTATCAGGCGCAGGCCGCTTTTAATTAAACTTACATAAAAATGTCCCATGCCCGGATCCTTGGCTGCTGGAACATATACTCTTTCTGGTATTGGCATTTTTGATCTCCTTATCTTGGTGCAAACTCTTGTTGCAATTTAATATTGTCCATGAACTCTTTCTTGGTTCCTGGATCATCCTTGAAACTACCTTCCAACACAGTTGTCTGCGTTAGACTGCTGTGTGCCATGATGCCTCTATTCTCACAACAACCATGCGTTGCCTGGATATACACACCAATGTTCTTTGAATTCGTTGCCTTCTTGATTTCACGTGCAATGTCATTGCACAGTTCTTCCTGTAAGGTTCCACG